ATAAAGTCACTAATGCAACTATTACATTTGATATTATTTCTTCTTCTTGATCGTTAAACATTTTCCTTTTCTTTAATTAGATATTTCTTTACATTATTGATCGCCTTAAATAGCGTATTTCTATTAATTCCTGTTGCCTTAGCCATACTATTTAATGAATGATTTGCAGGATCTAAATAATAAACTTTGAAAACTTGAGAATCAAACCAATAACAATCTTTCAATTTGTCCTCAACCCATTCTAAGCGTTCTTCTACTTCCTTTTTGTCTTTTATAGTATACTCTGTGTTGTCTGCCGTAATGCTTTCTATTGTGGTGGTAGTGTGATATTCATAATACTTTTTGTATTTGTAATAATAACGACTTGTTTTTGAGTGGTATTGATTAAGCATCACCCTTGCAATGTAAAATGTTAATTGATTCTTTTGTATTATTTCGTTGATTCTGTCTTGATCGCATTTGTAAAGTTCTTCAATTACAAAACTTAATAAATCGTCTTTTCCTTTTCTACCTGCTATATTGAACGCCATATCTTTCAATTTGTCGTAATTCTCAATTAGGTATTTATTTAACATATCTTTGTTATAGAGGGTATATTTGCCTGTTTCATTAAGTTGTATTCTACATTAGATATTCTGCTTGTTTCAATCTCCATTATATTGCCAAATCTACTATGTAGTTTTTTATAAATATAATTTATTATACTATTATCTTTTTTTAAATCTCGTAAAATAAAACTAAGTTCTGCGCCACTATCAAATAAAATTATCCACAAGTGGTTGTTAGTATCAATGTAATTGTCATATAATCTATCCTTGCGTGAATTAAAAAATGTTCTTTTAGCTTTCATTTAAAATTCTATTTTTACTTATTACACAATACTCTTTTATTATTTCACTTCCTAAATATATTCTGTTTTTTTTTATACAAGAAATAGCGGTTGTTCCTGTTCCCATAAAAGGATCATAAATTAAATCATTTTTTTCAGAAAAATTATTAATAAAAAAATCAGACACTTCTTGTTTCATAATTGCTTTGTGCTTTTTGTGCATTCTATTTACTGACGTTGTCAAATGATTTTTTGTATATGTTTTATTTGATTTTAATTCTTTAGAAAAACACAAAATAAATTCATACGAATTAGTAATACTAAAACCTGAAGCAGGTAAAGGATTAGATTTTTCCCAAATAAAAACTTCAAAAATATCATTACTAAATTCACCTATAATTTTAAATATATCTTTTTTATTATAATAATTTTTCTGAATGTTTATAAAAATATATTTTTTTGTTATTCTTTTAAATTCTATAATTGATTTTTTTAAAAAATTAAAATAATCTTGTTTATTGTCATTGTAAAAATAGTATTTATCATTTCTTTTTCTATTATATGGCGGTGATGTAAAAACTATATCTACAAAATTATCTTTCATTTTTGACATTGTTTCAAAACAATCTTCATTGTAAATTCTATTAAATTGTATCATTCTATTTTACCTTTTAAATAATTATTAATAACTTCTAATGCTTCATCTATTCCTGTGCATATCTCAGCATAATACCCTCTTTCTCTTAATTGATCTCGCCACCATCTTTGCTCATTAGTAGCTTTATTATATCCAACCTTTAATTCTATTGCACAACCTGCATATAGTTTTTTGTCTATTTTTGAAATTTCATAAATAAATAAATCTGGAAATCCTTTTTTATATCCACTTTTTTTTGCTTTGATCCTCTGTGACATATGCACTTGATACTGACCGCCCATTGATCCACAGTATAAAACATTTTGCAAGTCTAAGTATTTACATACTGCTTTTTGTAATTCGTATTCTTTCATTTTTTAATCCATTTTTGTCCTGCGTTCGGATTGTATTCTGTTGTATATCCTAAATTTTTCAAATGTTTTTCGTATTCTTTTTTAGATGAATCGTCCATTCTTTTCATAAGTAATGAATCAAAATAATCTGGAAATCTTGACTTTTGTTTATTGAAATTATTACTTGACCATCTTTTTAATCGTAATGGAATTGAGAATGTGCGTTCCATTTCAGCACGATATTTGCTACCAGACTTATTTTTTTCAGTCCAATACAAGAAAAAATTTTCTTTATCTTCATCACTAATTCCTTGTATTGATTGAATTGATTTTTTAAAATCAATTATTCTTTCTTCTATACTTTTACTCTTATTTACTTTACTCTTATTTACTTTACTAGCATTGCGGTCGCTATGCGGTTGCATTGCGGTTGCATTATTCCAACGCTTAGATGCGTTTTCTTTTGCCTTATTTGACTTGTTATTTATTTCTTCAATATGATTATTCAAACGCCTTGAATAGAAACAACCATCTTCTAAAACAAACAAATCAAAATCTTCAATTACTTGTTTTAAAACATCAGAATTACATTGCAAACCAAACGCCAAAGAATCATAGTCATCTATACATAGTTTATTTTCTTCTGTGAATAACAATTCTAATACCGCCCAGAATACGCCGTAACCTTCATATCCTAATTTTGATCTTAATTTTATAACTCTAATATCTAATCTTGCTACTGAATCGTGGTTAAAATAAGTTTTTTTCATAATTAAATTGTTAAGATAATGCCTGTCTTAAATATAAGAATAAACTAACAAATAAAACAAGTATTACAGACAGGCACTATCAGGATATATTAAAATGGTGGATTTTCGCTTATAATGTTTTCAATGATTTTTCCTTCTTTTACTCTAACATCTTTGACCATTAAAGAATTATAAAATCTTCCTTTGTATTCTCTGCTTTTTATATAAAAATCTAAATCAACTATTTGACCTTGAGATAGTTTTTTGCTATGCTCAATTAAGTTAATTTTTTCTTCTCCAAATATCTCGAATTGGTATTGATTTTTAAAATCAGTTATTTCTTCTATTGTTACTAATTTTTTTACAAAATTTTTACCTTCTGCCGTATTGATCTCTTGATCTTCTATGTTTTTTATTTTACCTCTTATTGTATACATATCTATTTTTTTATTAATTATTACTTCGTTTAAATGCGTCTGCTTCATCTTCGCCAAAGACTTGATGTTCATAAAATCCTGCTAATTTTAGACAGGCTCTTGACATTGCTCTTTTCTCTGCCATTGCAACAGGATAGCTATTCTGGTTGTTTGATGGTGATGCTTCGCCATAGGTTTCAATATATTTGTCGCCCATTGATGCCGTTGCTTTTATTATAATACACTTACAATCCGTTGAATTATACTCTAAATTATAACTAATTTTAATATTATTAGTAGCCATAATTTTATCAATCCCAGACCTTGTTATTATATTATAAAACTTATGTTTAAAAACATCTTCATCTGTTAAATTATTTTCTACAAATAATCTATTTAAAATATCTTTTTTCGTTTCCATATTTATATATTTAAAAAATCCACCTTTAATTCCATATTTAGAATTTTACATAATTTATCAGCTTCACTAAACTTCATAAGTTCTGGTCGCTTTAACTTTGAAAGCATTGTTGGATATGATACGTCCATATATTCAGAAAGTTCTAATTTAGACACTTTATGTTTGAACATTGCATATTCAATGGTTTCTTTTAATTTCTCATTCATAACTATTTATTTAAAATTATAGGACAATAATAATCAATCTTTTTTAATATGCAAACAAATTAATTTAATACTTATTAACATTCTGATTGTTAATAACTAAAAAGAATTATTATGTTCGTGTTAAAATAATTTTATATATATTTGTGGAAACAAAACAATTAAAACTATGAATAAATCAATTATACAATTAGCATTAGATGCTTTAGAACTTAAACTAATAAAACAAAGACAGGAATCAAAAAGAGAAGGAATGTTCTATGATGTAGATTCTATTAATGTGCTATTAGAAAAGACAAGAGAATATCAAAAAGAATTAGAAGGTTCAACTAATATTACTATACAATGAGAACAATTGAAATAAAAGAAATAAACGTATCAACTAAGCAAGGGCGTTTAGATTGGTTAGAATACAAAGCTAAGGACGATTGGACTTATCTCGCTGAAACAGGCATGACAGTAATGTTTGAAAGGATCACAGAAGAAGTGTCAAATTGTTGTAACGCTAAATTAATTAATGAATCAGATGTTTGTTCTAAATGTAACGAACATTCTAAAAAAATAAATATATGAAAAATTGGATAATAACAGGAAAAGGATATGTCAATTGTGGTGTTGATAATCCATACAACCTTAATCTTGAAATAACAGATTTAAAATATAAATATAATCAAATAGAATTATTTGCCACAGAAGAAGATTTAGAAAAGTTTGTTTCTAAATTAATAAAAGATGAATCGTCTTTTAAATTTATTGACTACTTCGAAAAGGATTCAGAAGAACATGAGATTTTTATGTATGGACCTAATAAAATGTTTAAAAGAAATTAATATGAAAACACTACAATTTGTTAAGAAAAGCAAAAGCTACAATTCAAATCATGGTGGACAGATATATTATGTTTTTTTTAAAGGCATAAGCAAAAGTTATAGAACAGTATTATTTGACAATATGCGCAACTTTAAGAATTGGAATAATGTATTAAATAATGCTCAAAGAGGTGACTATATATCTGGTCTAAGAATGAAGTTATATAAAGGCAAAGAAATAGTTGATGCTGACAGTTCGCCTAAGCTAATTACTCAGCATGAAATGTATGAAATTGAATGCGAGAGATTTGAGGATTACTATGGAATCCCGCCACATTAATTATTTCAATTTTTCGATTAACCTCTTAAAGTCCTTTCTTATACCTTTTATGTCATAAACCTTTTTATGGTTTTTGTCATAAGTATAATAAGCACCCAATTGAAGTTTTTCTGTATATAGGTTTTTATCTTTCATAATTACTATTTAGATAACGTTGTTAATGGTTCTAAGATAGGAAGTTTTCCGTTATTTAATACCACACCACACGCTATTTTGTATGTTTTAGGAAAAAATTTGGCATAATTTTGGCTATACGTTTCCCTATTCACCCCACAACCAATTTGCATTCCGAACAACCCCTGACCAACATATATTATAGAACTTTCTGTGTGGATATGCCCTTGAACTGTTGAATCTCCAAATTGTAATGCTTTATTTACTGATGCGTTTCTGCCTGATGTTCCTGTTCCATGCGTGTATATTACGCCATCAATTTTGTGATATTCTTTAAAGTTCCAATCAGGGCATTCTAATACTTGGTTATAGTCACGAACCCATTTTTTAGAAATACCAGATTCAAAAGCCTTACGGCGTATAATAGCATCATGATTACCAATGCAAACAAAAATACCATTTGGAACAGTTTTATTGTTGAAATGCTCATACCAAACTTTAATTTTATCAACTGCTCGATTAAGTTCTTCACCTGCACCATATCCATCAGGATCTGAGGTGTGAAAAGAGGAAAAATGTAGGTCGATCAGATCACCTAACATTATTACGCCATTACAATTATATTTGTGATAAACATTTAAGCAATGCTCTAAATATCCATCTAAACAAAATGGTTCATGTAGATCACCTACACAGAGAAAATTTCTAACCTCACCATTATTATCTCTATATTCTTTTATTAAATCGTGTTCTGTTTTTGTTAATCTAAGTCTGTATTCTCTTTTCAAACATTACATTTTTTATCACACTTTCTGCATTCAAACATCGATAAACATAACGGAAGAATACCGATAGCACAAAGCACAACACCCTGCCAACTAATGCTTTCACCCATAGTATTAAGAGCATATATGACTATTGCACCACCGATAGTTCTTTTAGCTGACCACCTTTTTAAATCACCAAATTTTTTGTCCTTAAAAATTGAAGTAATGTCTATAAATTTTAATAAATTATTCATGCTTTCCACCACCTTTTTTGTAGTTAGGAATTATAGCATTGAATATACTATCTAAATATGAAAAGACTTGGTTGTCATCTTCTGTTGGCGTTAAGTTAATTACGATCTTAATAAAAGCCATAAATCCAATTAATAATTCTAACCAATTTGTAAATATAAAATCTGTCATAATAAAAAATTTAATTAATAATAAGTCCACAAAACCTGTTGTGGTTTGTCTTTGTCTATGTCACAATGAATGAAATTGTTTCCAATTCCAATCCTATTTATTCCAACGATCATTAATGCCGTTACAATTTTAAATCTCATATAAGAATCTTTAACATATATATCTGCTGCTAATCCTTTTGTATGTGATGAATTTTTTGAGGTTTTATATCCCTGCTCTAATAACGCTCTGTTGTATTCTGGCGTTCTATATCCTGATGTAATCTTAAATGGCACTTCCGCATAACCTCTCGCATCATCTAATAAACAGATAAATTCTTTGTCCATATTGTCTATCCCTTTTCCTTTTCCACTTTTGCAATCAAACTCTTTCCAACTGAAATACTTGAAATCGTCCATTATTTGCCGTTTAAGAAACTTTTAACAAAATTATATATATCCTTACTAAGCATAGCAACAAAACCTCCTAGAAGTCCTAAAATGACTGTTTCTGCAATTGTTTGTGTTGGTATCATTCCAACTGTTAAAAGGTTTCCACAAAAAAAGCAACCGAAGTATTCTAATTTTTCCATTATGATACGTCTATTATTCTGTATGTTGTCCAAATATCTAAAGTTCCTGTTGCACCAAGTGAGGGTAATCCGTCAAAATAAAAATATAAATCTGCATTAACAATTGAAGTAGCAATACCTACGCCCTTATCCGAACCACCCCTGCCCTGAAAAATCCACCATTCACCAGTATTTGCAGGAGCTTGAAAAGCCTTAGATGATTTATCCCAGTATTCGTTGGATGATTGATCTACATATCCAATTGTAGGTTTAACCGAAGAAGTGTTAGGCGTTCCTCCTACTGAGTATTGAACAATTACACTAATTGGCATTATAATAGTATTTGCGCCCCTTTTGTTAACCAATTTTTGCCCTGTTGTAGGCAATTGTAAAAAAGCTGCATTATTTATACTAATTCTTTCTGTAGCAACAACATAGTCAGAAATTACCTTTTTGCTTGTGCCGTCTGCTGATGATGATGTGTCGCTAACATCCACAACCATTAAAAGGTCATCACTCGCAGGATTGTTTGCTAATGCTGATTTGTCGGTTAGTCTTTGTCCAGCCATAATTTAATTTTTTTATATATTTTTTAAGTTTCTTAAAATTCTCCTTGCTTGGAGTATATTCTTTTCTTTTAACACCCATAAATTGTAATTCCTGCGCCTTGTAAAAAGTTTTTGACTTTATTGCTTCTTGGCGTTGTTGGATCTAAATTAATTCCTGAAAAGTAATTATTCGTTGTCGGATCAAGGTCTGATCCTGTGTTGCTTGAATACTCAGGAAATGAACTTGTATTATTTCTTAAATAGTCGATCATTCTCTGACGATAAAATTCTGCTGCATCAGTTGCCGTGTCCATAACAGGTTTTAAGTCGTCATAAGTTGCAGAAGAACTTTGATCTGTTGCACCCATAACCACAACTGCATTATTCACAAATCTTAATCTTAAATAAGGCATTAATTGCGTAAAAGAAAATTGAACTAATGCAGGTTGCAAATATGTTTCAACTAATGTTTTATATTGATTAGCTAATGTTCCTGCTTGAATCTCTGCTTTTAATTTAGCATCAAGATCAGTTCCTAATATCGGTAGTATGTGCATATCTTGAGCCAATAAGATATAAGGCATTATTAGATCATCTGAAACAGAACCGCCTAATGCTGAATCTTTCTTGAGCCTTGTTGAACTGATGTAGAGAGTATGTTGAATCGCCATAATTATACGTCTTTTACGTTTTTACTTTTGTAATCTATTTGAATTGGTTTCCCTCTGCTATCTTTAACAGATTCTTTTGTTTTCATTGCTGCATATGCTTGTTTGACAGGGTTATCATCTGTGTTACCTACTGCCATTGCAAACTCAAACTCCACAACGTCAATAGGCGTTTTATTACTGTTTCTAGCTGACACATCGTGAAACACCTCTGCACAAGCGGTTGCCGTTGATTTTTTAGCGTTGTATATTATTTTATATATTTTGTGATAAGCACTACTAGATGTAATGCCTGTTGAACTTGTAAATGTATATTGTAAAGCCATAGTTTAATTATTTTATACGGGTGTTGATCTACTTCTTTCGGTTTCTCTTCTTGGTTTTAAAAAGCCGTGATTTTTCATTTTCCAAGTTGTTTTTCTCATTTCTGAATCGTCAGGCATTTTGATTTTGTTATTTGCAAATTGTTGCGATACTTCTCTAAAATTGTTTAGCGTTCCATTAGGCAAAAATTCTCCGCCTTGATATTCCTTGCCATCTACGTCAACAAATACTCGACCTTTTGGAACTTGCCTTCTGAAATAGAATACACGAATCCATTTATGCTTGCAATTAGCACCGCCCTTGTATAATGCTATATTATATGTATTTGTTCCATTTGGTCCAAATCCTTTGTTGACTGCTTTTTTAGATGCTTTTTCCAAATCTTCCATTCTATAAAGTGTGCCTTGCTTAGATTTAGCAACCATTTTTTCACAGAATTTTCTGCTTGTTACTTGACCTGTTTTTTTACTTATAGATAATGTTTGAGAATATCTATATAAGATTCTGAACATTCCTTCATCACTTGAACTATCAGCAACATTTGGTGTTCCTGCAGGCGCATAAGCAAACTCGTGGTATCTTGTGTCTATGGCATGATCGTCTATTTCTTCTTCGTATGCTTCAAACCATTCTTCGTCATCTAATGTAATTCCAACTTCATCAAAATAATCTAAACAAACATCGTCATCGTCTACATTGATAAACATATCTTCACGAACGCCATCAATTTCATTTACTTTTTTTCTTGCCCAAGATTGACCTGCATCACCACCCCATAACGCCCAAGCAATACGCCCTGCACTTGGAAAACCATCTTCGCCAATTTCAAAACCTTCTGCTTTTTTATCAACTTCGTGTCTAGCAAAAAAACTATTCATTCTTTTAATTGTATCAAAAGAAAGATTATCACCATTTTTAATGTTTGTTGCTCGTGCAACTGCAACCTGCGTTCCACCTCGACCATATTCTCTGCGCCACTCTAAACCCTTTATAGCTTCTTCAATCATTCCTTTTGTTGGTTTGGTGTCTATGTCTTTTAAGTCTTTAAATTCTTGCTTTAAATTATCAGAATCAATATCTTCTTTTGTAACACCTTCTTTCTCTTGATCTTCTTCTGATTGTGTTTTAGTAACTTCTAAATCAATGAAATCTGCAGGTTTAAGCGTTTTAAAGTAAAGATCAAGATTTATGTCATTAACTCTAAATATCTTGTTTAAACCTCGTATTAGCGTGGATTGAAATGGAATAATTATTGTGTTATTGAACAAACTATACGCATCCCTCAGTTCGTCAGCATTTGAACCAAGACCGCCACCTGTTTCTGTTCTGATTCCAAATAATAAAGGCGATACGCATCTGTGACCCGCCAAAATCTGATTTACTGACTGTTTTGACATTTCAACCCATGCACTCTGTGCATCATTCATTTGGATAGGTTCAATAATGGGTGCGGTTTCTTTTCCATCATTAAATGTGATTAGTATTTTACCTGCATTTCCTGTTCCTGCAAATTTTTGGTTTAATTGTCTTTCGATAGTTCTTCTTTCTTCATCTGTTGGAACACCATTAGAAAACCCAACGTGCATAGATGGAGTCATTCCAGATGTTATATTACTGAGGTGAAATTGCGCTATCTCTAATTCCATCTGAATCCAATCCGTTGCCGCCACATAATCTGGTGCAAAGCCATAAAACAAAGCAGGGTTTTTATCTCTTATCATTAGAATTTGAGATGCTTGTGTTCTGTCCTCTGTATTAAATGCTTTATAAGCTCTAGGTTTATATTCTGATTTTTTGCAATTTGCCCAATTAGCACTATAATAATAATGTTCAACTTCACCATCAATCATTTTACCAGAACGAATGTATTGCGCAGGGATATGATTCATTTTAGCGATCTTGCTTCTATCTCTCGACCATATAACGTTGACATAACACCCACCGAATAGCTTTAAATCAAGTGCAAGATCCTTTAAAACATCGTCATCTGAATTGTGTAATAATTCTGTTAATCGTAAATAAGATTCTTTTGTTGCGTCTGATTCATCAACATTTGTTGCTGCAATTCCTTCTCCATATATCATTGCGCCGATTGACTTAACTAATGCACCATTAATAGCACTACCAAGAAAAAGATCTAATAAATAGTTCGGATATAAATTGTCCTCACCAAAACTGATCCATTCTTGGTTAGTTTTTTCCACTAAATGCGGAATGTTATAATGTGATAGTTTTACTAAATTTAAATTCATATTTAATTTGTTAAATTAATTATATTTACATAATTATCGTTTTCTGTGTATTCTGTGTAATTTACAGGAACAGGCGTATCGCTTTCTTCTTTTCTTAATTCTAAATTTGCTAAGCCTTCCCAAAGAATAGTTAAACCTGTTGGATCTAAATTTTCATCTGATGTATTTTCATAAATAATCACATCATAAAAACCCAAAGGAAAATCAGTTGTTCCAAGTATAATTAGCCCGTCTGCGGGATCTTCTGTTATTCTTGATGTAGTAACACCTAAATTAACATATCTTTCTATATAAGCAAAGTCATTCTGCACATTAAGAGTTGCTGCCTTGCTTTTTTTAGTGAATTGGCTTTTTAAAACAATTAGCGGTCGATATAATTGCGTAGGATCAAGCGTAGATAATTTATCAGCTATATCAAAAGCGTTCCAACTTGAAGCAAGTGGTGTAGTAGAGTTTAAACCTGGTATGTTAATTTGCATCATATCTTAAAAAGTTATATATACTGATTCCGAGTCTGAATCGTTAGTATTATAATCTGTGTATTCAACCGCAGGGATTTTCAAATCACCTGTTTGTTGTGCGTTGAAATTTGCTAAACCATTATAAATAACATTTAAGCCTGTTGTTAGAACATTATCATTTGATATATTTTGATATACAGTAACATCGTAAAAACCATAAGGTGCTGCGATGTTGCCAAAGTTTAAAGATCCCATAGTAGGATTAAATGAACTGCTAACAACAAAAAAGTTTAAAACATATCTTTCTTTGTTATCATACATTGTGCTAAATGGCATCATTGCAAATGTATAGCCTGTTGCTTGACTTTTAAAAGTGAAAAGAGGTCTGTAATCAGTATTAGTCATTTTATCGTATATATTCAAAGTAGCAAGGACAAATTGACTCCCTTGTTTTCTTGTAAATTGAATCATATTATATCAAAGTATTTACTAATTATATTCATATAATTATCTTTTATATCCTGTTTTTCTTCATCACTTAATTTATTAAGGTCTGCAAAAACATAATCTGGCGTATTATATTTTTCCTTCAATTTGAACATCTTTTTTCTTCTTTTTAGGTTTATCTTCTACAAATAAGTTGTTTCTCACACTTTCTCTGAGTCCTTCTATTTGCTTTTGCGTTAGATCATTTAAAGGTATTCTTATTGAATCAATGCTTTTACCTTCCCATTCTTTTTTTAATTTCCAAGCCATAGCGTTTTACTATAAATATAAATATACGTTATTTGTTTTTTTTAAATAAAAAAAGGGGCAATAAAACCCCTCTTTTCTTTTGTGTTGAGTAACGATTAAAGTCCTGCTACAAATGCAATAGCTGCAACGTCATCTAAATTATCCCAAGGATAGTTAGTTGTTGTCGGACCGGCCGTATGCTCTATCTGTGGTGGTGGCAGTTTTTCTTCTGATGTAAACTCTAATGTATAACCAGAAAGATCACCTTTCGCTGCGCCTGTAGTCATCGTCCCTGTTGTCATATTGCAACCTGCATTCATTCCAAGTAAAAATATATTATCCATTGAATCACGAATAAAAATCTGACTTCTATTGTATGCCGCCAACTTTAACTGATTAGTAGCATCGTGGTCAAGTTTTTGTAATGTTATTGATAAAACCGAAGTCCAAAATGTTGTTCCTGTTGCCGCATCAGAATTAAAATTAACTGTTAAAGAACTTAAATTAGGTCTTAAATCATACTGCAATAATGTTTGTTTTGACGATGTTGGATCACCATAAGTATCCCAAGTAGCAAAACCTGCATTTGTCATTTCTCCAGATGCAATAGTTGCTTCTGCTTCTATGTTACCGCAATAGTTTGGCAGTATATACATTGTTCTAAGACCGCCAATACTGTCTTTACAATCTACTTTTCTACCGAGTGTTAATGCACATCCCATAATTATTATTGTATTAAAAAGTTAATAAAAGGGGAGTGTATTTCAACTCCCCATTTAAAGTGTCTATTAAGTCCAAACAGTTGATCCGTAAACACCATCTGTTGCTACTGCACATTGAACACCAAGTGCAAAGTTCATTACAATTCTAACATTGTCTGAACCGTCAAATTGGTATGTTGGTATTACACGAGCTTCTGTCCAATCAGTTGCAAGGTTAGTTCCAAATACTAAGTTTTCTTTATATGTTGCAACGATAACGTCATTAAACATTCCTGGGCAAACGTAAATTGGGAATCCAAAATAAGTAATACCTTCAAATGATTGAGCAACACCAAGATTATTAATACCTTGATTAGAACCTGCTGCAGCTAATGCTTGAAGTAAGAAAGCATAAGTTTTAGCGTTCATATAAAAACCAAATCCTGGCTTAGAAGTTAACCCTGCAATTCCAACCGCTGCGTCATATACAGAAGCCATATCAGTTAATATATCTGTAGCAGCTAAAGCATTAGCAAAATCAACTTCCGTAAAGTCTTTTAATTGACTTGCATCAGCACCTGCTTCATCTTGCGTTCCATCATCAGATAAAAACCCTGTTCCAAAAGGAGTAGAGCCTTTCCAAATCATATTTTCTATATGCGCACCTGCTTTTCCTGCAACTGCTGATAATAAAAAGTCTTCAAATGTTCCTGGTAAGTTTCCGTTTCTGTCCATATTCTCACCAATCCATGTTGGGAAGACAGTTCCACGGCAAATTTCTTCGTTAACTTTCATATCAGTTAAAGTTAAAACTTGCTCAGTTAATGAAGTGTCATTTCCAGATGAAAATGAACAACCCGCAGCAACTACAGGATCAGTAATACCTATATTTGAAATAACTGCTTTACTATTTAAACCGTCTATTTGTCTCACATATCCTTTTGCAACTGTGTCAGGACTTTTAACTGCAGCAGTCACATAAGGCAAAGACAATTTACCTGCATAGGTGTTATCAGTTACGGTTATGTCAAACTGATACTCTTTACTCAAATTGTATTGATTATTCGCCATTTTTTAAAATTATTTATTGTTAATGTAATATGCTGCCCTCTCTTTTGTTGACAGTTTTCTTAAATCCATAGTTGAACTAAAATTTGCTCCCTCAGGATTATATGCAATACCTTCTGTTGCAGGTTCGCCACTTAATTCTGTGACCTTGCTTTTTAATTCTTCTATTTGCGTCATCAGATCGCCCATCACTTCGCTTGACATTTCAGTTCTTTCTTCTTCTTCTGATAATTCTGCAGATGCTTCTACTTTGTCAGCTTTTAGGTCTGCAATTGCGTCTTCTAAATTCTTAATTCTTTTTTCCATTCCTTCCCAATCTGCAACGTCTGCTTCTTCTGCTAATTCTGTGTCCTCAGACATTTCTTCTTCTGCAGATGCTTCTTCAACATCTTCAGCTTCCTTTTCTTCTCCTAAATCAAGAATTTCAGAATTTTCTCCGATTGTTAATTTATTGCCGTTTTCCATTGTGTATGATCCTGCTTCTAATGCTTCTGCATTTCCGTCATCACTAACTGCAAATACTTTTGAGCCGATCATAAATTGATCATCTTCTGTAGCGACAACCCTTCCGTCATCAAGTTTCATTTCTGCATAAAATTTTACAGAATAAGATTTTGGTTCGTTTTTCATTTTTAAGATATTTAAAATTTTTTCGATAGTTCCCATAACATAGATATATATAAAAGGTTTAGTATTGTTTATTTTCTAACGTCTGACAGTCTTGTTTTTAATAGCCGCACAGACCTTTGCAGCCGTTTCTTTATTGCCGTATTCTTTTATCTGATCTTTCATACAATCGTCCCAAGAATACTTTAACATAGCTTTTTTATTTGCAAAGGCAACATATTCTAACATCTTGTATTTTTTTTTGTATTTACGTTTTCCCTTAGTTGTATACAATTCTTCTTTCATAGTTGCAGAAGAATGATCTGCGCAAGGCATATATAACTTAACGCCATCAACTGTGTGTGCATGAGAACCAGAACAACCCTTAAACATTTCTGCATAAATTTCTGCTTCTTCTTTGTTTCTGAATAATGGTTCTCCGTCTAATACTTTGACAGGGTTTAATTCGTTAGCTAAAATAATATCTTTGATTTTGCCTAACATTACTTCATCTGGACAATCTTCACAAACTTCGTCTAATATGTCAACTTCTTTTGATTGCTCAATTAGTTGATCTGTGAAATAACCTTCAATAGAAAAACCTCGAACTTCTTTGTTCTTAATCATTTCCCAAATATCTGGATTGTTTTCTGCACTTACTTGAACAAACCAAGTTCCGACAGGCATATTAAAACCATACATATTTGATTTGTCATATTTTTTATTTTCTTTAATCCAAGACTCTACAACAGTTAAACCCTGCACAGGCTCTTTGTGTTCTAAGGTATGGTTATTGTTGTTTAGACTTGACATAAATAGCTTCTGCGCTTGTCTAATAGTTTCCTTAGTAAAGAACACCTCGTATTCTTCATTCGTTTCTTTGTTTAGTCTTGGAATCTTTTTGTCTGGAATTAAAACTGCACCGATCAACTGCTTTTGTTCTTCATCAATTTTTGCAAGACTTAAAAAGTCATTATTAAAAAAAACAAAGTTTTCTTCAATTGCAGGAAATTTAACAACAGAAATTGCATCAACGCCAAAATGTTCTGCCGTTTCGTCAATTATTAATTCTATAAGTTTTTTCTTTTTAGCCATAACATCTATAAATATAAAGTTTCTAATTTTGTTTATAATGTAGCTTGAATATCTAATTCTTCTTGCAATGCTTGTGCATTAGAAATATCGTTTTCAACTACATACGCCTGAACAGGTTGTGATTCACCTAATGTTGGTCCTGCTATTGATTCCATATTTGGCAACATATCACCTACAACTGCAGGTTGTCCTGCATCAGTATCTATACCAGATGAAGAAACACCACCACCACCTGCACTTGCGCCTTCATCACCTGTTGACATAATTTTTTTCACATTAGCTAAACCCATAGCAATTATCCCACCTGCTTGAATTGCGCCAAATATACCACCTTGTGCTAATGCTTTAGTTGCGCCAACATAAGTATCTCGAATAGCCATACCAACTTGAATTGCTTTCGATGCCTTGCTTTCTTCACCAAGTAATGCTACAACACCAGAAACTGCATTTTGCATAATTGCTTCTTTTTGTTCCTGTGTTAATTCTTCTAATTTAACTTGATTTTTTGAATCTTCTAATCTAGCTTTAGCCAACTTCAGTTGGTTCTTCATAAATTGATCTGAAGCATCATCATCAGCTTTTACCTCTCTTGCTTTTAACTCAATAATTTTTTCACTATCTTTTTTCCTTTCTGCAATCAATTCACGTTCCATTGTGTTCACTTCTCTAGTAACTCTTAATTGTCTTTGAGTAGAAGAAGTTTGTAAATCAATTAATCTTGCTCTTTCATTAGCTAGGTTTTGCATATCTTCTTCAGAAGATTTACCAAGATCAATTATTTGCTGTAAGGCATCAACTTTTTTCTGTTGAGTATTTAACTCCATTTGCGCTACTCTCTGTTCTTCTGCAACCGCTCTTTTTAATGCAACTAATCTTTCTTCTATTGTTTTTGTTTCATCTTCTGCCAAAAGTCTTGATTCTGCAATTATCTTATTTGCTTTTGCTCTTTCAATAACCATTTCCCTTTCTTCATCTCTAACTTTTTGCAATGCAATTGTTAATTCGTCTACGGCTTTTGTTTCTGCTTTTATTTCTGCAGTTGTTCCTGTAAATGCGTCTTTAAAGGCTTTAAAAGGGTTTTTTAATGCAATTAAGGATTTAATAAAATCTTCTGCTCTATCTCTTATAACATCAAATGCTGCACTTAATCTGGCAGACACTCTTTCAAATTGTCTTGCTGTTTCTATATTTCCGCTAAATATGTCTTTTAATTTAACAAATAAACCTACTATAATTCCAATACCAAGTGCTTTAAAAGCAACAGTTAAACCCTTAACACCTGCCTTCATTTTCCCAAAAGCACCTTTTGTTCCTGATGCAGCCGTTGATGTATCTTGAACGCCTTTTTTTAACTCGCTAACTTTTTTAATGCCGTCACCTGCATCTACATTTATTTTAACTGTTTTTACCTCCGCCATAGTATTCTAATTATTTCTTTAAACATTCTTCTAAAACTTGTGTGGTATTCTTGCATTCCATAAGCAAAGTCCAATTCTTTGTCTTTGTAATCTACCAATTGTAAATGATCAATGCTTGGAATAATTAAATCTGATGTTGCTTGTATATATTTTTTTAGTTCCATATTAAAATTTTTCGGTTTTCAAATAGTATATATTCTGCGTTTTGATATATGGCATAATTTTCGTCATAAGCTGATGAAAAATAAGGCACTTCGTTAATGTCTAGTTCAACGCTTAATTGCCATATTCTTTTTGTGTCTGTTTGACTGTCATCTAACCCAAATCTTAAAACATCATTATTCATGTCAATATATAATGTGCAACCTGCAGGAATAGAACCATCTCGTAAAGTAAAATCACTCACACCACCTGCGACACCTAATTGAGTAGAACCTGCAATTGTGTTTTTAAAACCTGTGTGATATGCAAAACCTTCTGTTGTTCCTAATGGGTGTGTTGAACTTGTTCCACCAATTACTGTTGCAATTCCTTTAACTCTAATTACGCAATTCGTGTTTTTGGGAATTTTTAAAGGTCTACTATTTTCTGATCCTTCTGGATAAGCATAACTTCGAGTATTTCCATCAGTGTTTCCTGTTAATACAAACTTATGAGACTCTCCTTGTAATTGTGGAATTGTTTTTCTTTTGCTCTTGTATTTAATCATCATATCATCACCAAAAGAAGGCAAGATATTTCTACTGTATTTGTTATTGTCAATTCCCCTTATGAGTGGTTTATTTAATCCACCTAAAGCATCAGAAACAACGTTTCGCAATGTTCCTTGACCTAGTATGCTAGTTAATTTAACTTGATCTTGAACAACTAAAGGTAAACTTCCTGCCAAAAGACAAGCCGTGTAAGTTCCTGTAGTATAGACTTCACCGCCTTGACATTCGCAACAGGCAGGATCAGTATATAACCCTGTTGGAATTGTTGGGGTGCAATTAGGCGTTCCCTCTGGACACCATAAAAAATACATATCGTTCCAAATGTTTGATCCATTAATAAAGCCAGGCACATAATTACAATCTGCGCAATTATTCAGAGAATCAACAACTTTTAATAATTTTACTTTTGTTGATGCTAATTGTCCAACTTGATAATTGGATATTTCTAAGATTCTCCAATATGTTTCTTTTATAAAAATCTCATCATTGAATTTAAAATTAAAAATATCCACTTCGCTTAAATTCAAGTGGCATTCCATAATACGTGCATCTGTGCTATAAATATTGTCTAAATAGGCTTTCCAATAAAGACCATACAATGTATTGTTTGACCACGTTCCATTACCTGCACTATAATTAAAAATATCTGATTGAGTAATTGGAGGGTTCGCCCACCAATAAAGACTCTTGTTTGTTGGTCCTAATGTATAAGAATCAGAAGCAGGTGTTATATCATAGGGTGTGCATACAGGATATGTAGTAAAACTAAATGCGTTTATTGCTTGACCAACAACAGGCTGATGGTGCATATTATAAGTCAATGTATTGTCTGCTGCATCTTTGACTGTTGTTGCTAATCCATTATACCAAAATAATTTTGGTTCTGTTTCAGAACTTGTAACAGGAATTTTGTCACCATCTTCATTTCTATTGTAGCTATATTCATATTGAACAACCATATTGACCGAATAGGGTTCTAACCATTGTTGCTCATTAACATAAACTTTTTGATTTATATAAGGACTAAAAATTGGATCATTTTTTAATTCTCCTGTTGCAAATTGATTATTTGTAACCTCAATTTTAGCGTGACCATATACGTTGATCTGTGGATATTTTTCTTTAAATGATTTGTTTGCTACATCTTCATCTTCTAAGTCTGTAAAATGAACACTTTTTTTCTGTAATGAAGTAGTGTCTTTTACAATAACCTCTTTTGAAAGATCTAATTTTTTTGTCCAATCCTTAATACTGCTATCAGCCAAATAATCGTTGTAGGGTTCTATAATCAAGTTTGACGAATCGTCTGGATCAGATAACACCACCAGATTAAATCTTTGAATAATATCTTTTAAAAAGTCTTTTTGCGTTATATCTGGATCAATACACATAGGCATATTAACTACTCCATCATATAAACCTAAAGAATAATTATCCCAAACAACCTGAACTCTACTATATAAATTTGATCCACCACAAATTATACTAGGACTTGTTTGTGCGCCCATTCTTATAAAAGTTACACCTGATCCTATTTCACTGCAATTTCTTGGTCTCAACATTATTCTGCAGGAATAATTTATAGGCATATTTGTTATGTCTAAATAATGAGTATACATCTGATTTGAAGAACCTATTTCTACCCCAATAACCTGATCCCAAACCTGTGATTCTATAGGTGAATTAGTGGTTGTATTCCAACCTTCTAAATAAACATCAAGAAGCATTCCATCGTCAAGTTGTGAATGTGTTATTCTATGTCTTGCACTTATTTGTGTTTGCGTTGGGTGCGTTTTTGTGAAATAGTGATAAGTTGTATTCCATTGCCCTAATTGGTTTTCATCAGGACATACTGTGTTTGCTTTAAATGATGAGGGAATTAAGTCAACAGGTGTTCCATCATTTGGAAAATTGCCACCTGCATAATAACCCCAACCTACGCTATTCCCTGCGTTTAAGTTTCCTGCAAAATCCTCATTACTAGTATCTATTGTTGGCAATGTGCTTTCTCCTAAATGGTTTCCTGTAGTCATAAAAACTTTGCCAAAAAATGATCCATCAATAAAACTAGAGGTATAAGAAAACCCTGCTCTTGCAAAAATAAATTTTACTAATGTTTTTAATTGTATTGCAGGTCTAAATTGCAAAAAACTAACCATATAAGGGAAAGCATCTGTAATTCCATAATCAGCAATATCTGCCTGTGTCATGTCTAAAAACTGATTAGAACCTTCTTCCCAATAGAACTCAGGTTGCGTAACAGACAAGGGATACATAACCTTTTGAACACCAGTTGCCGTATCTCTTAAAGAGTTCCCTGATGAATTTACAAAAGAACTACTTCCACCATTCCATGAATTCGCCATTTGCGTTTCATTGTATTGGTGATTGAGTTCTGTGCTATATGTTCCGTCATCATTGAGTAAACAATCTCTTAGTTTCTTTTCTCCAATTACGCTAAAAAGATCAGAAGTATTAGACATTAATACAACTTCATAGCATTGCGCCTTTTGATATACTGCTTTTAATTGCAATGATCCCTCGAATTGTGGCACAGTTCCAACATATAAAGTAGCATCAAATTTTGTTCTTGTATTATAAACTAAAGTGTCTATGTTTACATTATACCAATCCTGAAAGAATTGATGGTTGTTGTCTGTAAATGGTAACTTAAATGTTTGCGAATAGCTACCTTTTCTCGCATCTGGTTCTTTAACATCAGAGAACTGAAAGTTCAAAGCAATGTTTGGTTCTTCTTGCAGGTCTAACTGAAAGGTGCTATCTGCAGTATCAGAAGTTGTATTTGGTCTATATGCTACTAATCTTACTTTCATTAGCTATTGGTATTTACATTATTTGCGTATTCTATCTGAATAGTATATTTTATTAGCTTGTCATTTGCTCTGGTTTTTTTAACAATAGAAGAATCTGCAATCATAACGCCTTGCGTGAATTCTGTATCTGCATTTTCAACAATATAAACGTCTGTTGACATAACTAATTTTTCTAATAAAAATGCCTGATCTTCTGTCATCCAATCTGTGTTCAATGTTTCTTTTAAAACTGCTGTTACCTCTCTAGTCTTTTTACCTCGCATAGTGTTATTATAATACCACTTAGAAGCATTAAATCTACCCATTATAGTATTGTAGTTATTTCTAGTTACTTCAATTGTCTGTGTAGACTTCATTTTAAAATTAAAATAATCATAACAACCTACACTATTACGCCAAGCTAATCTTCTAACTTTAAAGCCTTTGCAACTTCCTGATTCTTTTATGAAATAATAATTAGCGGTTGCAGGATCAGATTCACCACTTGCGCCTGTTCCTTGAATTTTGTAATACGCCCAACCATCATTAGCTGCATTAGAAGGTTTAGCATTGGCTAATCCTGGTATAGTTTGTCCTTCAAGGTTTCCTGGTCCACAACCAAAATATAATAGTCTGTGCTTATCCTCCATTCCTACTGATGTGCTTGGTGACCAACCACCATAAACAGAACTATTAACTGCAGTATCTGTGCTTAAAAGCGATCCATTAGCATCATAGTATTTGATAATAATAAAATCCAAATCACTTGTGAAATTGCTATAATCATTTAAGAATGCTACAGTATGATAGTCACCCACATTGGTTGTGTCATTCCATTGAACGTAATTTATATATCCTGTAACACCATAAGTTGGATCAGTTGTTATTCCAACATCACTTAAAAATCTGTCCGTTCCACTACTCGCTTGATATGGTTGGAATGCCGTTCCTTGTATATAATCAGAATCGTCATCTCTTGCTGTTAATAAAGGCAAAGATGATGCCATATAAATAAGCGTATCATCTACATTTGGAGAGGTATCTTCTGCAGGTATTGCATCAACTGCACCACTAGATTGTTGATAACCCTTTACATAAATAGTTTGCATCTGTGTTTCATCTGTTCTGCTATCTCCGTTAACGCTAAAGATTTTAGTAGTAACGCCTGTATTTGCGCCTAATCTATGTATAGCTTCAAATGGTATTCCTGTTTGGTTTTGATCTTCTATTGTATTAACTAATTGACTATTAACGATGCTTCTTAAATCAAAAAATGCTCTTGCTCTTTGTGTTGCGCCATTATTATCAGGACCATATCCGTTTCTTCTTTGTTTTATTTTAGCAATCAATGTTCCTGTTGAACTATCTAATCTAACTTCTAATACTAATCTAAAATAAAATAAACCACTTATATCGTCATAGTATAGCATATAACCAATCATTGGATTCCAATTGGTTATTACAGGCACTTTGTCTGCCGTGTTTACAGGCTCTTGCTCAAATGTTATATTAGGCATAATTTAATCTTTTATTGTTTTATCAATTGCTAATTCTAAGTCATCAGCAAACGCTTTAACTATTTCGTCTGATTCTTTATTTAATTGTTGCGTAAATGGTTTACTAAAAAACTGTGTTCTTTCTAATCCTCTTTGATATATTGATCTTTGAATTAAAAATGCTATACTTTTTCTTGAAATAAACTTTCCGTTTTTTCTAGCTGCTTTTAATGGCTTTCTAACAATCCATCTATCAATTGCACCTCTTGGTGGCATCTTAGTTGAAAACTTGAAAGGACTTCCTTGCCCTCGCATTTTTCCACTACCTTTAAACCCTCCTGCACCTTTAACACCTTCATCTACAAATTGCCAATAATCCTCAGCGCCACCAAATTCAAACTCTAATGTTACATCAGAATCTGATGCTGTTACTAAATAATCAAAGTCATTGTATAATGTATTTCCACTTGTTTGCTTTTTCTTCTTTTTTAGAATAGACCTTCCTTCCTTGACTACATTTGCGCCAAGTTTTTGCATTGCTTGTATGGTATTTTTAAACTGCATTAGCTATTTGGAACTATTGGAACATTACAAAGATCATTAGTGTTAGGCACTTGAATACTTAAATTTGCAGCCCACCCCGTCAAAGTATTATCAAATCTTGCCGTAAATGGTTCTGCGTTAATAGGAAGGCTTAAAACAACGCTATTATCTACCCAAGAAGCAGAATAAAGACTTTGATGAAACTCGCTTATAACGTCCCTCATTATGTTTAAAGTTTGTGAATAGGTATTAACACGACCTACCCTTTGATTGTTTGGTTCTGCTCCCAATTGATCGCTTACCATATCCATAACATAAATAGAAAAATTATAAGTTAAAACGCCCTTGTCTACAACTACTGTGCCAGGCTCTGCATATAGAATAATAAAGTCAGTTGCGTTTAGCTTATTTAAATCTACTTCATCCATTTGTCCTGAGTGAAAGCTAAAAATTTGAAAATGCTTTTCAGCAATTTTTTCTAAATACCCGACTACATTTCTAAATGTTATCATAATTGTTCCTTTGTTTATTATTGTGATCTTGTGTAAATGCTAAATAAGTTAGCGTTTCCAAAATCGGTATTCTGGTTATTTTTTCAATGTCAAGTATTGAATTTGACATACTGTAAATTACATTATACCAACCCCATTTACTCTGCATACTTACGCCTTTTGTTGTTTCATTTCCTGATTGACTAAAAAGCTGCGCGAAGTCCTCGCCAATCTTTCTCCTAAAGTCAAAAAAAAACCTAGCGAACTCAATGCTATATCCATAGGGCAATCCTTAAATAATTCTTCTTTAAACTCATCTGGATTGTAACTTTCAATCGTGTATCTTTCGCTTCTTTCGAATGTGACCTTACGATACAAAATAGACATTATAATATGCAAATTTTCAATTGGGTTTTTACAATATGTTTCAAGATCAATATATTCGCCTGTTGTTATTCCAGACAGATTTGGACAAAAGCCGTATTTTTCTTTTTTGAACATAAATGTTTTTCTAAATTCTTCTTTGTCTGGTTCTGTATCAATCATTTTTTTAATTGTTGCTATTATCTCTAATAGGTCTTTATACGCCATCTTTTTAACTATAAAAGGGCTAACATTACATAATAACGCTAAACTCTTTATGACCTTGTTTTTCTCACTTCCTTTGCCTTCCTGTATTTCTACATATTTTTGATAGGTTTGAATCGTTATGTCAGACCACCTATCTGGTATTGTTAATTTAACCTCTTTCATTACTAATAAATATAAATTGTTATTATTTGTCTTTACGAAATATAATACTTCCCAGAATAAGACACCATCAGCTTATTTAATGCTACGTAACGAACACTATCGATCGCATGGTTAAAAGCATCTATCGGTTTGTTTGTTATTTCGTTGTTCTTGTTTTTGATCCACTTATAATTCCTAAATTCCTTTATTGCGTTAACGCTTCGCTTTGTTATATTCAGCTTATGTCTTTTTAAAACATCAATTCCAATGCGAATAGAATCTGCGCCCTTTTTTGCAGGTTTGATATTAATACCCCCCATTCTGAAAATTTCTTCTATTGACTTCGGCTCTGCACTATCTGCATATATTTCAATACTTCTGTCTATTCCTAGGTCTTTAATTTTATGTGCAATATCTTGATTAGTCAAACCCTTTTCATAAATCAGTTCATCAATATATAAATCTAAATCGTGTTTGTATATTTTAACTAATGATGTTGGATCTGCAGAAAACCCAAAGTCTAAACCTAATGCTATTTCTGATGCATTATCTGGAATACTATCAATTATGTTAAATGAAGGGAAAATGGTTTCGGTTGCGACCCCCCGCTGACCTTCACCAAAAACCCTCCATAAGTTTTTGTCTACTTCTTTTAATCTTTCTATTTCTGATATTGTTGTTTTATCTAAGAACGGATTGTCCTTATATGTTGATATATGAAAATCGACATCACTTCTATTTGCATCAATTATCTGCGTGTATAACCAATGATATTCGTCTGATGGATTAAAGTCAATAATTATTTTAAAAGTAGTTCTTAATGCCAATTGTGTATATTCCTCAAAACCAAACTCATTGCATTCGTTAAGAAACAGAATATCACGTTTACGCCCTCGAACTCTTGCAGGTTGGTCAACGCTTATAAACTCAAAGTAATTGCCATATAATGAATATAAGTGATTAGATTTATTGTGATGTGCTTCGTTGTATAGATTTTCTTTTTTAAGAATATCAAAGAAATCACGCATTGCCGTTCCTCTTAATGACGGCATGGTTTTTCGTGCTATTGTAATATAAAGTCCTTTACCTTTGTTTTTATAAGCAAATTCAATCAATCCTAACAAAATAGAATATGTTTTTCCTGACCTTGTTCCCCCCTGCAAAACGCATAATCTTTTTTTAGATTGTTTTAAATCATAATATGGTTTAGCTTGTTTCTTCATCTTCATTGATCCAAGAAGGGGGGGATGCACTTACATTAACATTTTGATCGGGCAAACCCTCTATCCTGTCTAAAATTTCTTTTATTGCTTTTAACTTTTCATTGTTGTTACTATCCTTATGGAACGCTATTTGTATTAACATCTTAGCTATTGGCGAACCGAAGTCACCTTCACCACCCATATTAGTGTCTTGCGTTGATAGTAATTCCTTTAATACTGTTGCAACATTTCTTCTTCCTTTTGGTCTTCCATTCTTTTTAGGTTGGTTAGTAGAACTGAATCTTGTTGCTTCGTTTGGAAATTTATTCATTGTGTCCGTTTTTATTCCGTTTTATTTAAAATGATAATATATAGACTTAACTATTGTTTTTATTATGTCTATGCTTACCATTATGTATGTCCTTACTTGTAGATAAATTCTTTTCATATAAAGATTTTATTTTCTTTTTAAATTCTTTTACCTTCTTTTTGCTATCTATTTTTATTACCCACATTTCTTTGCTTTTTGGTTAGTAAACTGTTCCCATCTTTCAATAATTACATCACAATACTTTGTATCTAATTCCATACCATAACAAACTCTATTTGTTTTTTCACAAGCTATTAATGTTGAACCACTACCAAGAAACAAATCTAAAATTTTATCATTTTTTTTAGAATAATCATTTAGTATTTCTTTGCATATTTTTAAAGGTTTTTGTGTTGGGTGTATTCTTTTTTCACTTTCCCCTTCTCTTACCATTCCGTTCCAAGTGCATTTATATTTTTTAACTGCAACACCTTTTATACTTGTCCACGCTAATTCACAATCTGAAAAAGTTGTTCCTTCTGGACGATCTTTGTCCCAAACTATCCATTTAGTGTTTAATGGTAATAAGTTGTGAAAATAATTAGCACCCCAAATAATTTGATTAGCACATAAACTTAATAAAAATGTAGGATCAAAAAATTTATTATCACCTAAAACTTCTCTATATGTTCCTTCTTTTGCTAAGACCCCTTTTCCTATATTTCCTTTTTTTGATACAACTGAAATTCCATAAGGCGGATCAGTAAATAATAATTCTGCTTTTTCTCCATTCATTAGTTTAGCAACATCACTTGTGCTATCACCGCACATTAATCTGTGTTTTCCAAGTTCCCAAACATCACCAAGTTTGACTCTGCTTTCTTTTACTTCTGGAATATGGTCATCTTCTGTATTGCCTTCAACTATCTTATCTATATTAAGTCCTAACTCTATTTCTTTAAAACCCCAATCTTTCAGTTCTTCTATTTCAAAATTGCTTAGTAAATCAAAATCCCATTCACCACCACTTTTATTAAGTCTTATATTCAATTCTCTTTCTTCTTCTTTGTTAAGCTCTAATACTACGCAAGGTATT